TGTTTTTATTGTATCTGGAAATCCGATTATGCACAACTTAGTCCCTTTTAATCAATTAGCAGGATCAAAACATCCTGAAGATAGATTTGATCCCGAAAATGATTTAATCGCAGAGTATTACGAGTGTTTAATCGAATGTGATGAAAGTCAATCAGTTTGTAAACGAATCTGTAAGGAGGTTCTAGTTTAGTTTAAAGTCTAATCTGTAGTTTAAGTTAAGATCAAGATGTTACCTTATTTGCATCCCCCTTAATTAGTTCAACTTTACTAAAAATTTAATAGTAAAAAGATACCCTTGACAAATGTTACAGTCAGGGGTATTATACTATGAACTCATATTTTGATATGGATAACATCATCACTGAAGTTGGTTATTTGATATTGGGTGGAACACTTGCACTTATACCTGTTTTATTGTTAGGATGGGCATCAAAAGGAGATGAATCATGAATCTATTAGATCAACAGAAAAAAATTTTAGAGTCCATCACAAAAGATTTGGATGGAGAAATAACATATCTTACTACTTTCAGTCATAATGGTAGACAAAGTAAAAAAATTGTGATAGAGTATGCAGTAACACATAAGATTACAGGGGACGTTAATGACACTTAGAACTCATACAATTAAAAAGAAGAAGGATAATAATAATCAACTTTGGGAATGGGAGGAAACACCTGAATTATTAGCAGCATTAGAGCAACTAGAAAAGTCTTCACAAGTAGTTAAAAATATTAGTGAATCTATAAAGAAAAGGAATGGAAAATCTGTATAAGGAAATGATGGAGATGAGAGATCATCTATTAAAAAGAATAGAATTACTTGAAGATGATGTAGAAAGATTAACCGAAGAAAACTATCAATATGTTAAAGAATTATATACTTTGGAAAGAATGATAAATAGTCTTTCAGATGAATTAATAGGATTAAAACTTGAAGGACAAAAAAGCAGCAAAGAAGATCATTAAACGAGCAAAAAAGCATCCCGGATGGTACACAGAATCAGATATAAGGTATGCTAAGATGATAAGGAAACGTATTAAACTTGAGGAAAGAGATGCAGAACGTAGACTCCTTGAAGATTTATCAGAATAAAGACGGATCATACAGTATGGAATGGGATAAGAAAGACCCTAATTGGAAATTCTTAAATAACTTGACAACTAAAGAAATTCAGGTTATTATTGAACAAGCAATTAAATATGATAAGCAATCGTAATGGCATTATCCGAAACAGTTTTAACATCAATGCGTGATGCAGAATCAAATCTGCGTAATGCACTATCGTTTGCATCAAGAACTGAAAGACCTAATACAGTTTCACATATTGCAAAACTTATTGCAAGTATAGATAATATCATATCTGCTGAAGAAATTATAGATAAAATAGAGAATCGTGAATTTGATAGTAGGGGTACATTTGGTACTTTCTTTGAGACTGACGAATAGTTACAAATTATTGCACAATAAAAAAGACAATATAAAGTTTATAGATATTTTATATAACTAATGTTATACTTTCAACATATACATCGGGGACTATGATTAACTTAGACGAGAGATACCATTCCTATCTTTATGGTGGAAAGAAACTACGTATAGATGGTGTTGATGAAAGTGTAAGTGGTTATGGTTGGTATTGTGATGGAAACGAAATAAAAGGATATTATGTTACGACAAAGCATTATAAATTATATTATAATATGAACGAACAATTCCTCAATATGGAACCACTACTGGAGGCGGTAAATGTCTGAAATTAAGCACGATTTAGAGCATGAAGTATACATTGAGAAAGATGGTAAAGAACATGTTAATCATGGTATGCTTGAGTATTCTAAAGAAGACTTAGAAACATCACATGCATATTATGACGAGTATCACAAAAATGAAGAAGTAAATCCTAGTGATGCCAAGATCAATGATTATCACACTAGGCACACAGATAAAACCCTAGAAGTATATTGTGATAATCATCCAGATGCATTTGAATGTAGAGTATATGATGAATAATATAATTTAAAGTATGGAATTTTATAATGAAGATTGTATCACCCTGATGAAAGGAATGGGTGATGATAGTGTTACTATGACATTAACTGATATTCCTTATGATGTAGTTAATAACTATGAATGTGGTATTCGTGAATATAATAAAGGTAATGCTGATATATTAACATTTGACCTACAAACTTTCATAGATCAAACTATTAGGGTAACTAAGGGAAGTATCTATGTATTCTGTTCAACTGAGCAGGTAAGTCAGTTGCGTGGTGAATATGCTAAAAATGGGTTATCTACTCGTTTATGTATTTGGGAGAAGAATAATCCTGCACCTATTCATGGTGATAAATTTTGGTTATCTTCTCTTGAATGTTGTGTATTTGCTAGAAAATCTAAGGCAACTTTTAATGAGCACTGTAAATCTGCGGTTTGGCGTGAATCTATTGAAACCAAGATCAAGCATCATCCTACACCTAAACCAGTTAAACTATTGGCAAGGTTGATTAAAGCATCTTCCAACCCTGAGGATCTAGTATTTGATCCATGTATGGGGTCAGGTAGCACTGCAATGGCAGCAAAAGGCACTAGAAGAAAGTTTAGGGGTTGCGATCTTGACCCTACCTATGCTACAATAGCAGAATCTTGGGTAACTAAGATGAGTGTATCAGAAATAGAAGCAAATTGGAATGGAGTTGCTGATAGTAACTCAACTGGACCACTTGAACACTTCTTTTAATTATCATGACAACAAGACCTACCAGCGACTACGTAAACTCAGCAGTCAGAATTTCTGAGGGAGGTTTAGTAAATTTTATTAAACCAGAATTAACCCCTCTTTGTAATAACCAACGTAATAAAATGGCAGTAGACGTTAGAACCGATAAAGGTTTAGTCGATGCTCAATATTACACAAATTTTGGTATTTGTGTTGATTTTATTTCAACCATGTACCCTAAAGAAAAGGTTTTGTTGCCTGATGGTGATCGTAATGATGTTTTATGGAGGAAGCAACTTAATACCTATAGGAAATCATGTAAAGAATTTCAAAGAAAAGGGCAGTCTTTAGATGAAAGTATATTATATTTTCAAGATAACTATGCCGATAGACCAATAAAACTTGGTAAAATCATGAGTGGACATTGTAATTATGTTGCTTATATGAAATTTAGAGAAACAAATGAGAGGGGCGTACAAGTTAGAAGAAATAATGTAACTTATGATGATATTATAAAAGAAAAATTTCGTATAATTGATTTAAGAATACTAAGAGAAGTTTCTCCTGAGAGAATTGTCATAAATTTTAATGAGAAAGCACGTTACAGGTATGGAGCAGTTGGTAGAAATGATACGTGGCATAGTGCCTTTCTTAGATTTAATGACTCTGATTTAGATTCTGCTGATGTAACTAATGAATTTGTAAGGGAAGATTTATTTACTTAGTTTATTCGCCACTTCTAACACGAGCAATTCTATCTAGTTTTGCTTGTTTTTTGTGTGCTGCTGCTGCTTTTTCTTTATCTACTGCTTCACCACCTTTCTTTTCTCTGTCTTGAATATAACCTACGGGAGTATTACTTTTATTTTGAACATAACCTGCTCTCTTTCCACCTCCACCTGTACCAGCATTTCTTCTTGCAAATTCATTGATAAGTTCTTTGAAGGATTTCATTTTATCACACTTTTGAATTATTTATAAAATGTGGTATAATACTAGTGTCTGTAAATTTTCTATAATACTATGAAACCTGCTGCTGTACTCGCTGAAATGAAAGAACTTAGAAAGGCATGGCGTAAAGAATCCTTTAAGTTTACTAGAGAACAAAGAGCAAGATATGATGAGTTGTTAAAACTTCGTAGGAAAAGGGTCTCTGAGTTACTTGCTAAGAATAGGATTAAGACTAAGACTAAACGTTGAAACTAAATGAAAGATTTAATTCTATTTGGTGATTGTCGTCTGTCAGGTCAAGAAGTGTCACAAGATCAGTTGAATCCACTTCAAGACCTGCTATATTAAATATATGGGAAACAAACCCAGGCAGACAAGATTGAAACAACCCAACAGACGGTTGATAACAGTATCGCGTCGTAAGTCCTAGGTTTTGTTTCTCTCACCTAAATACTACTTGTCATGCAAAGTGTCATTGAAAACTACACAGCAAGGGTTAATGACCTACAACGTGTACATAATATATCACCACGCAAGGGTGCAGCAGCATCAGGTGAAGTATTTGAACAATTAATTAATGATGTAGTAGGAAAGTATCCCAATTTACAATCACTTAAGAATGATTATCTTACAGTTGAATGTGATGGTCATGTAATGGATAATGTACAGGTTGATAGACACATTAGAAAGAATAATGAGATTAAATCAGCAATAGAATCCAAGTGTTATCTTGATGCTTGCTATTGTAAACGTGCTGTGTTAGACTTCATTGAGATTGCAGAATCTCCTGAAGTTAGTGATAACGTAGACTTCGTAATCCTATGTGGTCAGTTAACAATAGCAGAGGATACTTATGCTTACTATCAAGCATTTTGTAAGAAACATACAGGTAGAAACTTTAAACTATTTGTATTAAATGAGGATAAGAAACGTAACAGTAAGCGTCCATTATATAAAGAGAAGTTTACACTTGACTCATACGAATTAGGTAAGTTTAATGATTACATTGCATCACTCTGATATGTTTAACATACTGGGAAAGATTGAACCCCAGAGTGTTGATCTACTGCTGACAGATTTCCCATACGGTACATTAAATAAGAAACGTAATGAGTGGGATAAAATAATAGATTATCCTAAATTCTGGGAGTATGTAGATATAGTTTGTAAACCAAATGCTGCTATTATTAGTACAGCAGCACAACCATTTACATCTGTATTAATATCAACCAACTATGCAATGTTCAAGTATTGTTTAGTATGGGAGAAATCAAAAGCAACTGGTTATTTAAATGCGAAGAAACAACCTATGAGGGCACATGAGGATATTGTGGTATTCTATAAGAAACAACCCACATATAACCCTCAAATGACCGTTGGCAAACCTTATGATAAGGGTACAGCAGTCAGGGATGCTACGCAGTACGGATTACAGACTAAAGCAGTACACGTTAAGAATACGGAGGGCACACGCTATCCCAGGAGTGTGTTATACTTTAAAACTGCGGAGGATGAGGGTAAACTGCACCCTACACAGAAACCAGTGGCACTGTATGAGTATTTGATTAGAACGTATTCTAATGCAGGTGATACCGTCCTTGATCCTTGTATGGGATCAGGTACAACAGGTCATGCTGCTATCAATACATGCAGGAGTTTTATCGGGATAGAACGTGATGAGGAGTATTATAACGCAGCAGAGAACAGACTGAACAATCATGTGTCAGTTGAGGAAGTGTCACACATTTCTCCCAATGCCCTGCATAATGCCTTATATTAGGTACATGGGAAACAAAGCAGGTTACTCACTACTCTGACTTAGAAGCAGAGATATGATGTGAGGTAAAAACTACATCGTAATTCGCCTGTTTTTGTTTCTCTCACCCATTATTCATCCTCCA